CAGCAAACTTAAGAGGGAAGCGCTCAGCATCACTTAGAGAGGTGTCTAATTGAAACTGCAGCATGAAGTTCGAGCGGCCCATAGAGGTCTCTCGCTGCTGCAGGTCTAGCTCTCCAAATCGGGTGTCGGTGGGTGTCCATGCCTCCACTCCCTGCTCAATGTCTGCCACAAGTTGGGGCGCGAGAAGTCCCTCGTATTGACCGACATCTTTCGGATAACGTGCGGGCCATACGAATGGACGGTAGTTACGCTCGGCCAACTTTCGATAAACGGTAAAAGTCGACTGCGGTGTCCCAAGAAAGCATATTCTGGAATCATCTTTCGGAGTAAGGATAGATTCACCTTCGGTGATAAGTTGTAAGAGTTTTTCCCTTTGAGAATCTGTAGCTGCATTTGATGGGACTTCCACATCATCAAAGACCATCAAATCTGCACGGCTACCTGTCATCTGGCCTGTGATTCCGACACTCTTCACACTCGGAGCTTGGTGGGGTTTTGCTGGCCCAACATCGAAGGAGATCCTCGACCATCTCTGATCGTCCGAGATAGGCGCTAGATGGTTCAACCAATCTATGTCGATTATCAGCTTCTGACAAAAGATCGAGAAGTTGTCTGCACGCTCTTTGCTTGCAGAGATCACCATGATCTTTTTGTCCGGGTCTAGGTACAGAGTCCATAAAACAAAAGCAGCAGTAATCCATGACTTGCCCACGCCCCTGAACGCCGAGATTTGCAAGCGCTTAGGACCGTGTTGCAGGTACTCAGCAATACAGAGCTGAGCGCGAGTGGGTTTCGGCAGGTCTAGCTCTCGCCAGACAAGGGTGAGGAAGACGCGGAAGTCCGAACGGATCTTCTGCTGTAGTTCTTTTACATCCATATAGGTACACTTGTATTATTGACAAGTGGGTACTAGGTGTGTATAATGTTATTAGTTCACCAATCGAACTATGACTTACCGCATTTTCAAAAGGGAAAATGGGTTTTGGTTTCAGCTCAACACTAACTCAGCGTTGAGAGTCAATCACGGACCTTACGAAACAAAGGCAGAGGCAAAAGTCGCTGCTGATGAATACGTTAAGGATTGGTAGAGAAGAGGGGGCACAAGGCCCCCTTTTTTATTTCTTCTTTTTTTTCTTTTTGGGAAAGCCAGCTTTCATGTTGGCGTAAGACTTAGCACTGATGGTGCTGTTCTTTTTGCTACGGGAGGTGCCAGCTTTCTTGCGCTTATTGATGTTGCGGTAGAGGCTCATTTTTTCTTCTTAGGGGGACGGCCTTTTTTAGAGCCGTAAGTACCTTTGCCTTGTGGCATAACTATCAAGCGAGGGAAGCGACACCGAAGCCAGTGCCAGAACCCACACGGGTGTTCTGCTCAGCTTCAATCAGGTTGATCAGTTCTCCAACGGTGTAGGTAGCGTTGGGGGTAGACACAACGTCGTTGATGGCATAGCCATAGGGGACGGTGCGCTTGACGCCATTCAGATAGGCAGTCTTAGTAATCGTTTCTGCAGTCATGATGCAATAAATAAAACAGTGTCCATGAACTCATCCACCTGCTTGGATCCTTTTTGTTGATTACAGGAGCGGCACGCAGCCACGCAGTTGGTTGAATTAGTCGGCCCACCTTTACATTGGGGGACGACATGATCGATTGTCAGGTCTTCACTGCTACCGCAGTAAACACATCTGTACCCATCCCTTCGTTTAATCTCGTCTCTCCACATACGTTTGGCATCGCCTGATCGAAATGTGAGAAGTTCGTGCATGAGGCTTCGGGGGGTACGATCCATCGGTGGCTCATTAAGGGTTTTTACTTTTTGGTTGATCTACCGTTCTTGCCATTACGGCCACGGTTCTTAGTTTTGTTTTCTGTCGTCAGCCGTCCAGACTTTGTGTGGGAGATGTCTTTCCCACCTTTTCCAGCAATGCCTCTGCGCTTGCGTTCGGCCCAACGCTTTGCGCCTTCTGCGTTCAGTCGGCGTTTCTTTGGGCCATCAGGAGCGAGCGAACCTTTTTCGCGTTTGCGATAGTCGCGGTCATACGCTCGCTTCTTAGAGGCAGATTTACTGTTGGATGCGTAGTGACGGCTGGATTTACTTGATCCAGCGTGTGCCATCGTTACAGGTGGTTTTGAACGTCGTCAAAAGTCAGCTCGGGGATGAGACCGGCTAGGCCAGCAAGGGGGCTGCCCTCTGCGGCAACACCAGTCACATTGTTTTTCGACAGCCAGTCGGCCGCGGCTTTGAGGTCAGACGTGGTAGCGATGCCGGACTTAATACGAGTGATTAGCTCAGTCGTAAGCAGTCCATGCAACTCATCAAAAGCGTCTTCATTGGCTCTTGTCATTTTGTTGTTCTTGTATTTTTACAATAGGAACTAGATCTGAGCACAGAAAATCAACACGACTTCCAGGCCTAAACATGAAGCCAGTCTTTAAGATTTCAGTACACTTTAGTGCCCTTACAAGTTCATAATCAAGCCTTAGTTTTTGTTCTTGTTTTCGAGCGATGCTTTTGCAAAGCTCAACCATTGAACCGTCCAAAGGAACGCTAAAACTAACTTGCATTCCAAAGTTATTAGTACGTGTGTAACCTTCAGCTTCATAGGGAATCGTATCGTTTCCCATATAGAAAGGGCTTATCTGTGCAGTGGCTCCATTGCAACTGTTATTAGAAGCAAAAAACTGTCGAGATGGTGCGCCAGAGTTCTGCATATTAACATTTTGATTAACAACATTTCCTGTTGCGGCGGCCACTGGATTTGAATTATTGTGTACTGTCGGATCTTCGGGATTAGCAAACGCAGGGCTTACTGAGAGAAGACCGATAGCGAGGTAGTGGTGGAGGTTGATTCGATAACCTCGTCGATGCTGTAAGTCTCCACAACTCCCGCATCCCGAACGACAGTTTCCAGCTGGAACTGTTCGCCCGCGTTGGTTACGGAATAGGTTGTGGAGTCGCTCAAAATATCCCCACTTGGGGTGACGTTTGTTCCAGACCATGATTTGTAATCACCGCCCATAATCTCACGCTCAATAGTGCGTTCAATGTCAACGGTGGTAGTGGTGGTTGATTGCATAGAACCCTGAGTAAAATTAGGGGTCACAGCTTGTGAATATGCAGCGGAAGGAGCAAAAATCAAAAGTAAGAGAAGCTTTTTCATGGATCTTTTTTCTTAGATTCTTCGTCAGGTTTGGATCTATTGTTGGTAGTGTTGAGTCCAAAAGTAGCAAGTGCCCCAGTAAAAACACTGGCAACAAAAGTAATGTCTCCACCACTTTGGCCCTTTTTTATCATAGGAATATCTACATAGTTAAGAGTGATAATAAAACCACTCCAAACAACAACACCAAGGCGAACAAAAGTCCCAAGGATTTCAATGTCCTTTTCTGCGTGTTCCTTGACCTTTTTTAAGAAGGGCTTTTTTTCTTCTTTGTTAGTTTGCTCCATGTTTGCTTAAATACGGGTTTTAAAATCATTACAATGTATTTGAACAAAGAGGTTGCAGTTAAGGTGGCGGCAACACTTATAAATGCTGTCGTAGCTGCTGTCGTCATGATTGTTGTTGTCGGCATAGGCACCGATATGTCCGTAAACGGTATGTCAACAATCTGAGCTTCTTTGGGTATATTCGGTTTTGGTTTAGTCAATTCCTTTTCAGTTCCTTCCCCCTTTATTCCTGGGGGCGGCCGAAGGTCGCTAGGAGGCACCACAATGGGCTTGTAAGACGGCAAATCAGCCTCTGGGAGGCTAAGTATAGGAGCCGGCATTTGTGGGGCCTCAGGGAGCGGCCAGAGGGGAATCTCGGGTGGATCAGGCCAGCTCACCGAACAGACCGCGTTCTACAAAATCGACCATTTCATTATCGACGGTCGTTTCAGTGGAGTTAGCCGCCTTCCTAAGAAGATCGACGATTAGGCGTTTGACTTGTTCGGACTGAGCGAACTTGAGGAGAAGTGGGCGGATGAGGAGAATCATTCTTCAGTTTCAGCGGGTGTTTCGGTCGGAGTAGGTTCTGGCTCAGGCGTGGGCTCTGGAGTTGT